CCTGAACTTGATTTCTGGATTCAACTTCTGGGAATTGTGAAGTCTTGGCTTGAACTACAAGGTGAGACTCCTAATGAAATTGGTTCAATTGATATGATTATCAGAATGTCTGATGAAACTCCTGTCAATACTCATACTTACTGGCAGTCGTATTTGCCTGAATCTGAATACTGGGGAAATACAAATGACAGTAATGCTTGGGGTTACCATCGAGTGAGTCGCACCATTGATCCAGTTTATCATGCGGCAGTTGATGTGCTAATGGCAAGTTTTAATGGATATCTCTGGAACTTCACTCATAATGCTACATCAAGACATATGAGAAACATGCATTTTTGTAATGTGTTCCCAATCTTCACAGCTTTACCAGGACTGGCACCTGATGATGAGTATCAAGACACTGTAATGATTGCAAAATATGGATGGACAGCAGAGGGGGGAAGCAATGTCAGATCTGATGCTGGCAACAAATATGATCGCAAAAAGCGAACAAAGATGCATCTCTCTGATGGATCGAATGGACTTGCTTAATATCTAAATAACTGAGAAATAATGTAACATTTGTTATGGATTGGAATGCGACACAGATGGTTGAGGTACGTCTCTCTCAACCTGATGACTTCCTTAAGGTAAGGGAGACACTAACACGTATTGGTGTGGCGAGTAGAACTGAGAACAAATTATATCAGTCCTGTCACATCCTGCATAAGCAGGGTAAGTATTACATCGTCCACTTTAAGGAGTTGTTCCTGTTGGATGGTAAGCACTCTGACTTCTCTGAGAATGACATCCAGAGGAGAAACAGAATCACTAAACTCCTAGTTGACTGGGGACTAGTAGAATATGTTACCGTGGTGGAAGAACAAGACATGTGTTCCATGTCACAGATCAAGATCCTACCTCATAAACAGAAGGGTGACTGGGAATTGATTCCAAAGTATTCTATTGGATCTAAAAAGGATAAATAACTAAAAATCTTACATAAGATGGACAACCACAGGAACCACTTGATGTCAGACGCCTACGCGTCGATGTATCAAACTGAGGAAACAGAACAGATTGGTGAAGCTAATTTAAATAGGCTTCGCAATTTTCATCTAGCTAAAAAAGTGACAGATGAGAAGCGTGATGCAACTAAAAAGAAAGAAGGAAAAGACAAAAATAAAGCAATGGTACGCGCGGCCGCGGCGAATCCAAAAACTGGTACTGCTGCCAGAATGGCAAATGCCGATCTTAGTAAAGTTCCTGCAAAAAACCGTATCGATGAGGATGAGAGTTACACATCTTCATACATGGAAGCTTATAAGAAGCTACCCATGGATAAAATGAAGGCTAAGGCAGACTCCAAGCCTAACACTGAGAAAGGCAACGACCAAGCTCGCACCATGAACACGGTACGACTCGCCACTAAAGACTCAGAAGGGATGGTGAAGGATGCAGTGAAAGGACAGGAGATGTCCAACAGAAAGAAAGGACTTGAGAAGAGATTCAATGCACCTTCTGCAGATAAAGGTACTAAGAACGCCGCGTATAAACTTGAGGGTCAGCGTCGTAAAGACCTTGACACCCGTTACGGTCCTAAGAAGGAAGAAGCAGAAGCAGTTCTCGATTATCTAATCGACGGCGGTTATGCACTCAACGAAGATTCCGCGGCCAGTATTCTTGATCACATGTCTGATGAGTGGTTCGAGGCAATCGTTCAGGAAACACTTACTAACGACTGAAATAATACCTAAAATCGTGTTATAAATAAGGTGTCAGATGCTTCGGGTCTGGCACCTTTTCTCGCATTTATGGAGACACACTTTGAATAACACACTCGTGCCGTGGGAACGGTATAGCCCAGTAGGCATCGGTCTGGAAGACATGTTCAGACGCCTGGATGCTTTCTCGGATAACGGATCAAGTTATCCACCTTATAACATCATCAAACTGGATGACAGTTCACAGCAGCTTCAGATTGCCCTTGCAGGGTTCCTCAGAGAGGACATTGAAGTCGCAGTAGAACAAGGAGTCCTACAAGTTTCAGTCCAGAAGTCTTTTGAGACAGAAGGAGAGTATGTCCATCGTGGCATTGCTCAGCGAACCTTTGCTCGTAACTGGCAACTGTCGGAGAACACCACAGTTGAGGATGTCTCATACACTGATGGACTACTTCGTATCACACTGACGAAGCAGGTACCTGAAGAGCAACAGCGTAAAGTACTCACAATCAATTAATCATGGCAGTAAAAGTATTGGTGACCCAGTTAGGTCAGCATGTGATTGCAGACACCAAGCAGGTGTCTCGCAAGGAGACAGATGAACTTATCGCCTACTGGGTGAAAGAACCTAGGCTTATCATCTATAATAGAGATGACGAGGGCAACATGACAATTAATTTTGGAAACTTCTGTCCTGTCTCTGATGAGAATGAGTTCTCAATCAAAGAATCACACATCGTGTCCATTCTGGAACCTCGCGATGATGTACAAACCGCTTACACATCTAAAGTTTTTGGCAATGAATCTGGCACTGATACTACTGAAGACGGGGCAGACCCTGATCTCACAGACGGAACAGATGGAGTACGAACCCAAGGTTCATCTCCTGAACCCGATGACAGTGTCGGGGAAAACGAAGGTGACACTGACGAAGTGGCCTGAGCACGCTGCTGATGACCATGTTCTTCTCACCTCTGACGCCTTGCTGACTGTGTGTGAGCCAACGGACAGTCTCCGTGCGGCTTACATGAAGAAGCAAGGTCTCAAAGAGGAGGACCTGGTCGAGAAACCTCAACCTGAATTGCTCACTGAAGACGAAAACCGCCCTGATCAAGACGATGAGTACGAACCCCGATACATCGAAGAGCCAGTTTATTGATGGTCTCACACTGTTTGAGGAGTCTGTGTTAAAACCAGACCCTCGTCTCAGACAGTGTGCTCGCAATCAAGGCTGCTACGACGAGCTTTTGCAAATCCGCGCTGATGTGCTACAATACTTACACGATAAGCGTAAGGGTTTAGTTTGAAGTTCTATACATTCGTCAGACTCTATGGGAACGATGTTCTCCATAGAGGTTGGGATGATAAAAAGGGTGGGTATTTTATGGAGAAAGTTCCATTTAAGCCCACCCTCTTTTTGCCTACAAATAAACCCACAGAACATCACACTCTAGACGGCAAGGCTGTAGCACCGGTTCAGCCTGGTACGATGCGGGAGTGCAAAGACTTTATCGAGCAGTACTCTGGTGTCTCTGGCACTCAGGTGTACGGCTTTGAGCGTTGGATTTATCAGTATCTCTCCGAGGAGTACCCCAATGATGTCGAGTATGACATCGACAAGATTAAGTTGTGGTCTCTGGACATTGAGACTGCATCCGAGAATGGCTTCCCCAAGCCGGAGGAGGCAGCAGAAGAGATTCTGCTTATCACCCTTAAGAACTACAGAACCAAGAAGCTTATCACCTTTGGGTCTAGACCTTACACCCCCACGCGTGATGATGTCGAGTACATTTATTGTGAGGATGAAGTAATCCTTCTGAAGACCTTCCTGGCGTGGTGGCAGGAGGTACAACCTGAAGTCATCACTGGCTGGAATGTGGAAGGGTTTGACATCCCGTTTATCTGCAACCGAATGCGTAATGTCATCGGTGTCCACGCAATGAGAGACATCTCACCCTGGAGAATGGTGAGCGAGAAGTGGGTGGAGCAGTTTGGTAAAAAGCATCTACAGTTTGACATCGCTGGCATCTCGGTGCTGGACTACCTTGCAATCTACAAGAAGTTTACCTACACCAATCAAGAGTCTTATCGCCTTGACTACATCGCTGAGGTGGAGTTAGGACAGAAGAAGCTCGACCACTCGGAGTTCGACACCTTTAAAGACTTCTACACTAACGGCTGGACCAAGTTCGTTGACTACAACCTAGTTGACTGTGACCTGGTGGACAGACTGGAAGAGAAGATGAAGCTCATCGACCTGGTGATGTTGATGGCATATGACGCTAAGTGTAATTACACTGACACCTTCGCCCAGGTCAGACTCTGGGACATCATCATTTACAACTACCTGAAGAAGCAGAACATCGTCCTGCTTCTCCTTCAGAAGTCAGAGAAGCCAGACCAGTTCGTCGGAGCTTATGTCAAGGAACCCAA